AGAGTTGCAGAGTTGATCCAGCGTACAATAATGAACCTGTTCCCCTTCAAGGTGTGCCTTTATTGACTGCGCGGTATATGCTGTTCCCTGAACCTCGCAGAGGGTGCGGTATTTGTTTATTTTTGCGTTGGTGCTGTCAATTATTGTCTTGACGTCACTGGGTTTGTTTTTGAGTTTCGGGAAATCAGCAGGATTACACTTGACGGGAAGGGTATACATTACCCTTGTACCGTTCACAGATATTGAACATTCAACGGGGGCTTCTCCATTTTTTCTCGCCTTGGATTTGGAGCAAACGTAGGATATGGCAAATGTTTTCATACGGCGAAGATATGAAAACTATTTTATGGTAGCAAATTTGGTAGCAGGGCAAGGGCTATTTTAGCACATATATAGCCCATAGAACCTCATAGAACAAGGTTTGGTACTCCCGTGGGGAATCGAACCTTATATGTAAATCAGCGACTTGTAGGATATGGAAACATAAAGGATATCAAATTATTTGATTGTTATCCAAATTTCCTCACCCCGCTTGTTGGCCTTTTCCAACACCTTCCATAATTTGAGGAACGTAGCCCTACTCTCAAGTACCTTGCCCTTCTGTTTGTTTATGCCGACAATCAAACATCCCAAACTGTCCAGTGCTGTGTTCCCCGGGTGGATAAGAATACCCAAAAATCCCTTTACTCCGAGCAGGCGGGGCATTCTACCTCCGAAGTTGTCTTTGTACCATTTTACGGCGTTGTATTTGGGGCTGACGGTATTCATATCTATCTGATACCGGCCGGAGGGTATGGCAGTTTCTCCATATACCTTTGCCTTCTTAATTTCCCATTCACCCATATCGCTGGTCAATCCCCTGTCCTTGTCCTCGAGGGCATTACAGAACCATTCCCCGTCAACGTAGAGGTTTGATATTGTGTAGGTATCCTTCTTGTATTTTCTGTCAACCAGTAGTTCCATTACTCAATGAAGCAGATATAGTCATTAACAACCTCAACGAAGATAGTGGCGTAGGCACCCGCAAGCCTGTCATTGAAGTTCTCAGTCTCAGTCCAATTGACTATTTGATATTCGTTATCAACGGCGACGACGCCCTCAATGCCTTTAATACCCCTGACAAGATTTTTCAGTTGTTCAATGGATACAGAAAGAATATCCATTTCATTGGAAGAATCATTGAGCAGCCTGTCAAGGTAATAGAGTGTCAATTGGAATTTTGTTGTATTATCCTTTACTTGGTGATAGCCAGTAGGACTGATAAAAAGCATAGGGTAGTCTTTGATCGTTTGCCCGTTAATAGAATATATGTCAGTACCGGCAGAGGAACTGTTTATGATTTCCTGCGCCTTAGCCATTTCAGCAATAGCAGTACAAAGTGTTTGAAGCGTCATTACTCTATTTCTCCTTGTTCTATTTCAGCGACGGGTTCCCCGTCCTCGTCTTTCTTTATTTCAATTGTGGTGTTGTTGTGACTGATTGTTGCTGTGTGTCCCTCTTCAAGGGTTTTGTTTGCAAAAGCAAGCGCCGGCCATAGGAATATGAGCCCGGCTGCCTCAAGAACGCTGCCACTGATCTCCGCCCTCGGGGGCAAAAAAAATCCTGTTACCAAAAGCCCAAGGGCAATTGTTATGGTAATCCAAAAGGCAATAAAATAGTGCCTTGCTGAAAGCGGTAAATCTTTAAATTTACTCATTTCTATATCATTTTTTTTTTTCATTGCCTTAACCCAAAAACAGCCCGCCTCTCGCATACTTGGGGCTCTCACCGCATCCACATTTTACATCCGCCTCAGGGTACGCTTCCTTGTGCCCGCAAATAAATTCCATTATCCTGTTGCAGGCGTCATTGAAAAATACCTCCATATTGTCCCTGACGTAGAGTATTTCACCCAAGTCGGCGGGATTTATATTCAAACTGCCGTCCTTTACGACGCCGAAATTCCTAATCTTGTAAGCAAGGCGGGAACAGAGTTCAGCCGCAACCTTGTAGGTAAGCAGCGGTTGAATGTATTCGTCCAAAAGTGTCTTGTATGCAACGTTCTCTTCGCTGTCTATGGTATCGGCTGTCAGGCCTGTCATTTTGTTATAGACAAGTGTTTGAACCTTCTCCAACAGGGCGCCTCCTATGACGTCCCGCATATAGATATTCTGACTGGTGCGGATAGCCGCTCCAATCTTGCTGTCATCAACGTTATAATTTACGTCACCTTGGGCCTTGATTGAATCTGGTGAAATCAGCATTATATCCTTTATAGTCATTACTGTTCAAATGTTATTGCGAATGGAGTTATTTTTATTACGTCGTCAATACCGGTTATCGTTGAAAGGCTCTCTTCAATGATATCCTGCATAGGCTGTATAACAGTACGCTGGAAGAGTTTGAAGGAATCGCTGTATTCGCTCGTAGCAAAGCCGTTTGCAGCCGTCACCAAGCCAAAGAGGACTGGCGTAGCCCTCATTGATATAAATATGTTTTCCCTTGCCGCCTTGCGGATTGCCTCATATTTCTCGGGAGCGTCATCCACTTCAATCTTAGCCACTTCCATTTTACGGCCGTCGTCGCCGAAATATACACCGAAAGTAGCGCTCTCGCTTCCGCAGAATTTTTGCTGGATACCTTTCTCAATGTTTTTTTTCTGTTCGTCAGTTAAGTTGTCGGATTCGGGATAGTTGAGGATATAACGGGCAGAGAACCCGTTTGAAACAGTGTTCAGGGAATATTTGGTAGCCTCTATTTCCGTCAGTACGTCAAAAATTGCAGCCTCCCAAGGAGCCTTGTTGTATATGGAACGGACACCCTCGCCGTTGTAGAAGAAAATTTGTGTGCGTTTCTCCGGATCAATTTTACTCAGGTTGAAGGCGTCAAATTCTTCGCTCTTTGTCTGGTATTTAGTCCATCCTTTCTTTGAATAGAAGACTTTTGTTTTTGTTTCATTCAGGCGGCATTTTGCAACGTCAAGCGGATAGAGTTCCACAACCTCACCCATTTTGTTGAAAATAACCTGTATCGCGAAGTTACCGTAGTTTATATAGTCAGCAGATATATGCTTGACCAAACTCTTCATAGAGTTTCCCCTGCGGTTGATTTTCTTTTCCCATTTTGGGGACACCTCAATCTTGTCACCTAAGATATAGTTGACGCATCCGTCGCAAACGGATTTGAGCGTAGCACTATGGGAGTAACAGCCGTACAGTAATTGAGGTATGTCATTATCAATACCCCAAGAAACCATTTTAGTACCGTTATTCACAGTTTCTCCGGCCATTATCTTGTATCTCTGTTCAACGTCAACGATTGAAAATTTTATGTTTTCCTGCTTTTCCATTATTTACTGTAATAGTAGTACTGCTTATTGTTCTGCCCTTGTTCGTTCTTCTCGGGCTCGTAGGTATATCTGTCTTTGTTCTCGGGCTGTCCTATTCTCAGAAGGCCTATTGTAGGGTGCCATTCCCGCAGCGGCTTGCCGTTGATTGAAGTGTCAAGCATTTCCGCTTTCAGTTGGTATTTCACTTCGTAGCCTGCTATGAGGGCGTAGGTGTATTCTCCGTCAGGTACATCGTCAGGGAAATCAAAGTCTTCAAATTTGATCCAGAGGTGATTTGTCTCCGCCGGATCAACATTCTGCATCACCCATATTCTTTTGTCCCCGTTGTTCTGTATCAGTAGAATCATAGAGTTCCTTTTACTTTTAATATTATTTTTAGCAGTTTGGGGCTAATTCCCGGGATTATTCTTTCTTTTTTATAAAAACTCTATTATATGGCATTACCAGTTTCCCTCCCTCAATCATATATGGGTTCTGTATCCTCCAAGTATTATTGCTTTTGTATTTCTGTGCCCTTTCCTCTGTCGGCGGTGTATAGAAGTCGCATTCCTTTTCAGCCCACTCAATATCGCCCCCTTTCCATACAATCTCAATATTATCAAGGTTATGGTCAAATATTGTGATTGGAACACCCATAACGCCCTCGTAATCGTAGGGTATGTCCTTCACCTTATCCACATTTATAGCGTCATAATTGTCATATTTGGGGTAGAGCGCCGGATCATAACGCTTCGTCAGAATCAGCGGTGGTTTATCTGTGGTGGAAAGTGTGGAGAACCAACGGGTAAGTCCTTTCATAGGTCTGTATTCGTCTCCCTCGGGCTGTTCAAAATCTCCCGGGCGGGAATATCCCACATTCACATTCCTATCCTTCATTAATCTGAAAAAGTCCTTCTGGGCTATGCAGTTTTTGTTGCCTATGATTATAAAATCAGTCATTTCTTCTTAATCAGTAATCTTTGATTGACGGAAATACACATTGGTATCCGAGAGCGGTAAATGGAACGACAATCATAAATTCTTTCATTCTGTCTTCCTCCTTATTATCAGTCTTGTAAACATCTGCTTCCCATTCAATACTAAATCACCCCTCTTTTCCAGTATCTCATAGGGTAGTTCGGGGTAATAGAAGAAGAAACTTATGGGAACACCTATTTTTCCTGTGTAGTCTATCGGTATGTTGCTTTTGTTGCTGCATTCTATTATATCCGGGGCATTATCGTATGTTGGGTAATCCTCTGGGGTGTAAGTCTTTGTGAGCTGTCTTCTCCTCATATCAACACCAGACCTTTGTAGTGTAGAAAACCATCTACCTTTCGGGCAGTCCGGGTCAGTAGAGGAGAAGTGTATGCAGGTATCTTTTACTGTAAGTGTCTTATTGACCAGTAGGGGATAAACATCTTTGTATATAGGGCTGTGTGTTGGTCCTATTATCAAACAATCTTTCATTCTTCCTCATAGTTTAGCCACTTTATAAAGTCGCGGAACAAACTGAACGGCGGGTTGGTAATAACGATATCACATTTATCCCGCAAGTCGTTATGTTCCCTGTATGAGCCCGTACCCGATATCTTGAAACTGACTTCACTTGTTCCGTTGTAGTAATATTCGTATGCCCCGTCACCTATATCATAATTGGTGGCAATCAGTTCCTTCAGCCCAAGCCGCTGAAAATTATCCTTGAAATACTTAACAAAATTGCTCCATCTGTAATCATCACAAGGGCAATAAACTATTTTACCTTGCAGTTGGTCCGTATAATGAGACAATTCTTTCTCTATATCCTCATACCTCGTATAAAATTCATCATTTTTTGCGCGTTTGGCGTTATGCAGGTGTTGATTTTTCCCCATATACTATTTTTTATTTAATATACTGGGCCAGGTGTTAAAGTCAATTGTTGTTTTTTGCGGAAAAAACTAAAAAAAAATTTGAAAATGATTTATTTATTAACACATTTGAAAAAAACTTAAAAAGAACAGATATGTATAGACAACGTTATTTTGATCGCAGGCGGTCGGCGGAGAATTTTTACAAGGCCGCGATTCGGGAAGTTATTGAAAAGGGATACTACACTGCTGCCGACGGAAGACAGATAGAAGACACTGTGGAACATTTGCAGGATATGCTGCAGCGCACATTAAGGACCTGTGTTTAGGCCGGTAATTAAAAAAAGATTTTGAAAATTCAAAGATTATTTTTATATTTGAACAGAAAACAATTAAAAAATAAATTATATGAAAGAAGAAAAATCATTTAACGGCTTCCGCAGCGAAGAGGAGTACCTGCAGGCGCTCAACACAATCAAGGAGATTGTGGAAATTTACGACACCTACAACAGGGATATCTTTATGGTGTCAAAGAAATACAAGTGGATTACGGTGGATATAGACGATTTCAGTATCAGTTTTACGGAAGATATGGTTGAAATCGGCACCAAAGTTTACCGCGTAGATAACGGTATCGTCAATATCGTTTGCGGGTTGAAACAGGCAATAGAAGACGGTGTTTTCAAATTTATGGAGGAGTAGGATATGAAAATACTAATCACAGACAGATTAGCGATTTCGCTAACCAATACTGACAAGCGGACGGAGTTTCAGCCCTACGAGTTAATAAGAACCGATTTGGGGGAAGTGCAGGACGGGGACAGAGTTAACGTTACCTACGACGGGGATCAGGAGATTATTGACGTCGCGGTCAACCCCTCAAACAGTATGGTTAATGAAATGATTGACAAAGCCCGCAAGCAGAGCGAAGCGCTGGCCGGAGACCTTGCCGACGGATACCCCTGTATGATTTGGTACAAGGCGGTTATCCCTGAAGAAGGTGACGACGGAGCGGATCTGGAAATAGTAGATATGCAGGAACTGCTCAACAAAGACTTTGAAATGCCTTTTTAAGTATCTTTCCATTTTCTTTTCCCCGCCGGTTCTTTTGATCCGGCGGGATTTTTTTTGGAAAAGTCAAAAATATTTTTTTATTACGCAATACCGGGCCATTTTTTATTCCCGTAGAGTTTGGGAATACCTCACTGTGCAGTCAAAATTTGACTAGAAAGTGAAGTTTTTATTCATTATCTGTTCGGAATTTGGCTGTTTTTCAATTCGGCATTTGTCAAAAAATAAGTATATTTGACATACTTGATTTGTTTTAGCCCCCGGATAGCGAAGAAGAGTAGCACCGGGGGCTTTTTTGCTCACTTTTTTTCGGTGTATTCATATTTTTTGTGAACAGCGGGGTTTTTTGATCCAGCACAAAGTATCATATCTTACACTTTATGGTGGCTAAAGGCGACTAAAGTATCATATATTACACTTTTTAGCCGTTAATCGGTATAAAAGGTATATCTGTACCTTTTCACCACAATACGCGAAATTTGCGGTACTTCTGTACGTCTCAGGGCAAAAAAAATCCCCTCGCGGTATTCAACCCGAGGGGAACTTTTGCAAGGGGATTTGGGGTTTTTATGCCTGGAAAACCAGCACATCTCCGAGGTATGCTTCGCTTACGGCACTGCCTCCGAGGTATGCTTCCGCCACCTCATTTTCGCCGAGGTAAAACGGTTGCCCGTTTGTGTACTTCTTCTGCCTGAGTTGCAGGTAGAAATTTTCGTTCGTTACGGTGTCGGTGAATACCAATAAGTCGGTGCGGGCAGTATTGCCAGTGTACGACGGTGCGGTAGCTGTTATGGTATCGTCTCCCGTTCCTGCGGTTGCGGAAATCTGTAACCAAGTGTTGCCTGCGGAAGTCCAAGCGTTCGCGCACCTTACTTCTATTGTTGCAGCGTATCCTGACGCGGGCAGTATTCGCCTGTCTGCGATTGCCGCCACACTGGACGTATACGGACCGGCGGTTGCTACGCCGGCGCCGTCCTTGGGGTGGAAGGTGTCGTTAATGCTGTCGTAAAAGCCAATCACACCGTTCAAATCTTTGGCGGGACGCAAGTCGGCTACGAGGACGTCATTTTCATAGAATTTGAATTCCCCGTATTTTGCCGCAAATGTGCGAGGTGTTCCGTCGTTTTCTTTCCATAATGCTCCCTTATAATTTGCACCGCCTATAAATACTGGCCATAAGGAAGTAAACTGCGACGGTGCGTCGTAGGTGTAGGTATTCGTTTCAGCGCTGGTGGCTACGGTATATTCGCCGCCGCCGAAGGTTATATGGTACTCAGTATTGAGTGCTATAGTCGGACCATTGACTTCCCTGTCGCCATCCCTCATCTGCATATTACTCAATAGCGTTGTACGGCTGTTGCGCAGGTAAAAATTATCTGTGGCTAAAGAGAAGTCACTTTGCAAACAGCCGAAAAAAACGCTGAAATAGCCCACTCTCTGCACTGTCGTAAACGTAGCATCCACCTTCGTCGTATTCTTGGGGTAATACCCCGTATTGAAATAGCAGTAGCCGTCCGTTTCAATGTAGTCAAGGTAGTTTACTGTCATAAAAATTCCTCCTCTTATTCGTCTACTATAAGGTAAAGTGTATTGGCGTCCTTGGTTGCAAGTGCCTCATAGTCGGCGGAGGTTATTTGTACCGCCTTGATCATCGTAGCCCACTGCGGTTCTGCATTACCGTTGGAAGTAAGCACCTGCCCCACAGTACCGCTGGTAGAAGGTGCGTAGAAAGATATTTCGCCTGTATATCCAGCATTCCAATAACTGCCGATACCACTTCCGTTGAGTTTAAATGTTCTCTTGGCAGCAATATCCCATCCAACTATATATCCCTCCTGCTGCTTCACAACAGGTATCTTTGCAGCGGTATCTTGGGCGGTAGTAAATACCTTTGGCAAAGGTAAGCAGTCCTTTGATGCCAGTTCCCAGTGAGGGGAAGCCACAGCCCCGTCAAAAACATATTTTACAGTAAGGTGTGTGTCTTTTGCGTTATAAATATGGACGTTATTGCCTTCATTTTTTACTGAAATATATGAATAAGAGGCATAATATAAATCTTTTGTTTCACCAACAGCAACAGTGTCAGCACTAACCGTAGTTGAAGAAAATAAAATATCTCTGTTAGTGTCTATCTTTATCGTAAAAGAAGTGCCACTTACTAAAGTAGTTATTTCGTCAACGGCAGAATAACGGAAAATGGCTGTTGTATTGGCATTATTGCTACCTCTATAAAATGGAATTATCCACTTGCCTATATTTCCAGCATTTTCATTCCACCAAAACAACTCATCGTCGCATTCATAAACAACATTTGTTTCACCCGTTGCGCCTGAAAGGGTTTCAAGGTGTACGAGGCCGTCGCCGCCGCCAGCACCAACCTCATTCCATCCATCATCATCATATACTTGGAGTTTATGGGTATCTTTGGTATAAACCAATTGACCCTCAGTATAACTAATAACTTCAGCAATATAGAAGGGACTAGGTGCAACATCACCCCAAGGGCTGCTCAAAGTAAACACATAATCGCTTCCACTGGTGCTGATTGCACAGGTAAAATCGCCCTGATTGTTATAGACAATTGTTGTCCCGTTGGCACAGGCACCGCTTGCTACAAATGTATAGGTGCCACCTGTATTGTACTGTTCTCCCCAATACATATTAACATTTGTACCATCGGAAGTAAGTTTAATCGGTATGTTTGATGCATCTTCGGGATAGCCGCCATAGATAAGCAAATCTGTCTCTCCTGTCAGGGAAGTAATGAAACTTTGCGGGAGTGTCAATTTGCTATCTTCAAAGGTAACTGTATTGACACCAACATCTGTCAGGGAAGATACAATCTGATAAACAGGGCTTTCCTTCCAATAGAGCAAAGTCGGGGCTTGGTTATCGTTAACCAGCCTCCATTCTGCTTCATATCTAACGCCATCATAAACCTCATTCAAGGCAATAAAGGCTTCATTAGCATCGGAAATGGTTGTGGCGTTGAAATGCTTCCTTTTGTAGTTAAGTTTAACCGCAACGGGAATATCATTTTCTGTGGGCTTTGCCAAAGTTCTAAAAATGGAGAACCAAGTGTAATCTCGGCTATAGAGGCTGAGATTATGAGTGCTTGGGTCGACTTCAATATTCAGTCCAACAGTAAGTTGGCTCCAAGTAATAGAAGGAGCGTCGCCGCTACGAATTGCTATCTTCGCCGCAACTGGCGCTGTATATTCGGCCGAACCGCCAAATGATTGGGCTATTCCATTGAAATAGAATATATCGGCAACGAATTCATTATAGAGGAACTTGACATAGGTTCCATTATCCGTTGAAGGAAGGATTCTATCCCCAATATAGAGCAACGAAACATTTGCCCTTTGTTCCTCAGTCATTATAAGTAATTTGTTGTACAAAGCAGTCCATTCTGCTACTGTGGTTCCTGAGGATACATTATAGGTTATAGCGGCGGGTTCCATAACAAATTGATTGTCAAGGTATCTATATGTAGTGTCTGCCACCGTTACAGAATAGGAATAATCCGCTGTTGCAGCGGAAGCAACATCACTTGTTAAGTCAAGGTAATAGCCCTCGCCCAATACCCATATATTGAAAATACCATTGGCATTGTCAGTTTGATAGCGGATAGGAACTTCGGCATCAGTTTTCATATGATACTCGCCATCATTAGTCCAACCCCAGTGGAAATCGGTACCAGAACGATATACAGTCACTATTTCGTTATTATCGGATATTCGCTTAACCCAGAAACAAAATCCTTCACTTATGGCAGAACAATCAAGAGCAGTTCCGCTATAAGTGGTGGTTTGAATATGCTCGGGAACATAGAACAACTGTCCCTCTTCTGCACTGGCCGGGAGTTCGGAAACAACCATATAGTCGCCACCTTCGCCGCCCTCCGGTGCATAAAGACTTGTAGGAACACCATCAACGGAAATTTGGGCTATTTCTGTGCCCGCTGAAAGGATTTGATTGACTGATACGGTGCTGCCGGATCCGGAGCCGCCGCCAGAGCCGCCGTCGTTGCACTGAGTTCTCCAATTGATAGATACCTCGCTGTTATTGCCTGACAGTCTGTAATAGGAGCCATTTGCAACGCCCGTAACCATACGGGTAACGTTGGCACCTACACTGAACAAATCAGAATAGTCATTTCCGTTTGCGGAAATCTGTAATGTGTAGCCCTCATTTGAAGGGCCGATTGAAAAGTTGGTAGCAAGCACCTGAAAGGGCTGCTCACCTTGAATTTTTTGAATCGCCATCTTCTTCTATTTTTTATTTTATTATTTATTCTGTTTCAACAGTCCATCCATCGGGAATACCATCTTCCCCTGTTCCCCATTCGGCATTTGCTGCTTTTACAAATGTTCCTGTGGCGGCAACCCCATTAGTCCATAATCTTGTTACGTAATCAAAATTCCTGTTCACCGCAAGACATTTGATATAGTTAAGCATTCTGCAGCCACTAAACATTCCCCTGTATGCGGCATCCGCCAAAGTTGTAGCGGGAAGAGCCGGTGCCGTAGTAAGTTTGTAGCAGTTTTCAAACATTCCATCGCAGCACCTTACGCCAACTGTGGTTGCTGAAAAATCAGGAACATATTCCAGATTGCTGCAACCCCTATACATTTCGTAACAACTCATATCAGGCAGCGTAGTAGCAGGAATTGCGGGGGCGTTCACCAACCTGCTGCAACCGCTAAACATAGTCCTGTAACAGGTATCGGCAAGTGTGGTAGCAGGAAGTTCGGGTGCCTCTGTCAATCTTACACAGTTGCTGAACATACCATCGTAGCAGTTTGCCACCAGCGTTGTAGCAGGAAGTTCGGGTGCCGATTTCAGCGCTGGACAGGAACCGAACATTATACTATAACAACCCTCAGCAAGCGTAGTGGCGGGAAGTTCGGGTGCTTCTTCAATGGAAGTGTGAGAGAACATATTGCTATAGCAAAAACTTGCAAGATTTGTACAAGGTAGTTTCGGGGCTTTTTTCAACCCTGAACATCTTGAAAACATTCCAACATAGCCCCCTTCCATTAATGTTGTGCTTGGTAATACAAGATTTTCAGCGTCCCTTATAATGGTGCAACCCTCAAACAAGTACTGTAAAAATAACGGCTCTGTATGCCCTTTGAAATCATCCCCATAAAAAAGACTGGCTATATTGCCATAAATCTTCACCCCTGTAAGAAAATTATCGCCGCTAATAATGGTTCTGCTACGATTGTCTATAAAATATGTGGAGTTGTTTGCTTTGAACCTTATTATATTTCCATCTGTTACGGGAATATAGCCGCTATATTTCTGCCATTCTTTGCCATTCAGGGAATAATATATTGTATTGCCGCTAAGGGCTCCTGTAAAGCGGATATAAAGCAACCCATACCCATTTGTAGTATTGGTTACTTCCATTGTGAAATACTGCCCCTCATAACCTTGTTCATCGGGGGTGCTTATTTCACCCCATCCAACGGGAATAACCAGCTCTTTTTCGTTCCTGTCGTATATAACCATAGGGTCTTTTATCTTTTAATATTTCCAAAAGAAAAAGGCGTTACTTTCGTAGCGCCTTCGTTCTTTACCAAAAATTGGGATTACTCACCCATTACTACTTCATCGGGCCACTTAACAGCGGTACCGAAGTTAGTGAGCATACGGAAACGGAATTCGTCGTTGTCCTCGCTGTACCACAGACGATAGATTGCGCTTGAATCCTCAATATCCATACCTGCTACAAGAGCGTCCTTGGAAGCAGCGACAACAACGCCCTGACCCTCGAGTCCGTCAACGGGAACAATGGTGATACGGCTGTCGCCAAGATAAGTGATAGATTCAGCGGCTGCGTCCATAATAGGGCGGTTAGCGCAGCAAGTACCGTTCTGCTCCTGAATGTAGCTGCGGAAATCGGTAGGAGAAACAAAGATATTGACACCCTTCTTCAGCATTCTGCCTGTAACAGCAGCAGCAACAGCGTCAATCTTCTCAGTTACGGTAGCACCCGTAGCGAACTGAACAGTGTCACCGGAAACGGCCTTGATATCAGCGATAAAGCCAGTTACGGTAAGAGCGCTGTTACCCTGCCAAATGAGGTCTTCCATAGCGGCCTTGATAGCGTTAACGTTGCTCTCAGCGAATTTTTCCTCAAAGGGGAGTTTTTCGCGGCCAGCAGCGTAAGCGAGTTGATATTGGCCGTAGGTGCCTTCAAAGTCAAAGTGGCACCAGGACTTGTTAACTTCAATACCTGCGGTCTCAATGTACCTTTCAATGAAAGTGTCGCTGCCGCCGGGATTCCAACCGCACTGTGCCTTGATAAGTTCAACTTCGCTCTCAAGGTAGTGGAGGGCTTCCTTACCCTTAACACCGAGCATTACCTCAACATAATTGAGGGTTTTGAAGTCAGCGATTGACTTCACAAACAGTTGGTCTTTATTCTGCTCAACATAAGCGGTAAGACCAGAAACATTTAATGTAGTAGCCATTGTATTCTATTCTTTTTTTTAGTCATTAGTTTTACGCGATCAAAGAAGCAAATTGCTCTTTGGTAAGTTCAAACGGAAGGAAAGCGGACATAGCCGACAGAACAACGTTGTAACCGTTCATATCGTCATAAGACTGACCTGTCTGAGCGGTAGCACCGTCGTCAGCGGAAAGGTAGCCGTCATAACCTATGAACCAATACTTGCCGTTGTTGTCCTTTACGATACCAACCAAGCGCTCAGCGGACATAGCCTCAACTTCAAGGTGTTTAGCAGCCTCGAGTTTGGAGAATTGGAGAGTAAGTTGGTTAGTCCAATAACGGGTACCATTTGCCTCATCCTTTGAAAGGGTAGAGTTCAGCGAAGAGGTATTCTTTGCGAAAGTATAGAGATAGAACTTGCCACTGGTAGCACCGGAAACGGCTGCAATCTCAGAAACGGTGTGGCCTGTTTCGTCTATAGTAACGTCAAAGTCACCAAAATAACCAAGATAAGCCTCAACGATACCTGCAAGGTTAGGGTTGCAGTCAGCGAGGATACCTTTGATAGTAAAATCATTTAAGCACTTCATTTTATTCTTTTTTCTTTTTATATTATTATTTGTTTGAAGGATAAAAAATTACTTCCTCAGGTAAGAAAGTCTGCTTCTGTGCTGCTCGCTCTGCTCAATATTCTCTTCGTCAACAGGGTCTGCTGCGGGAGCCTCAACCTTTGCGAGTTTGCCTTCAACCTCTGCCAATCGGCCTTCCAAGCCTGCGATAGCGTCAATAACCTTGTTGATACCTGCAACAAGTCCTGCCAGTTTATTTTCCAGATCGGCAACTCTGTCCTCAATGGGAGCGTCGGGTTCTGCTTCGGGTTCGTCAATTGGATCCGGGGTGTCCTCAGCCATTTCAACGTCCTCATCAGCGGGAACAAATGCGCGTTTAACCTCTTCGGATTCACCTACGATAACATTTCCGTCCTCGTCCCAAGAAATAGCGTACCTGATATAGGTCTCTTCGCCTGTTTCAGAGTTCCAAGTCACCTTGATAGCATAGTCGTCACCGGCTTCGCTGATATAGGCTTCCTCTCCCTCAGCGATCAAAGCAGCAGCAATCTTGCGGTACTTTTCGTCATAGGATTCAGACATTTTAATAACCTGTGCGCTGAATTGAGCCTTTGCGTCAACATCAGCCTCAGATTCGTCAGCAACCTCAGCCTCAGGGTCGCGGATTTCAGAAACCTTGCCCTCAACCACTACGATAGTCTTATTGTCGTCGGTAACATACTCACCGTCAGGAGCGGCAACAATCTCACCTTCCTCATTCTCAACAAAAACTTCGTCGTCGGCCTTCAGGTCAGCGTCGCCATCCCACATAAGTTTACCTTTGTCAGTTGCAACCTCACCACATTTGAGAGAGAGCATTGAGCGCAAAGTAATTTTAAGTCTTTTTGCGATTTTCATTTTAGTGTTATTTTTATTTTTATTATTTGTTTATCTGTTTCAGATAGTCTATTAGTTCCTCAACGGAATCTATTTCCTGTTCCTCTTCGGGATAAATAGGGGCTCTCAAATCAATGGAGAAGCCCTTTATTTCGCCGTTCTTGATAGCCTCCCATACTTCGTCATTTTCTATTTTGGCGCTCATAAACCAAGTCCCGTCAGGCAAATCCTCAAACTCTTTCGGGGCTATATTCCTGTCGCCGTCCTTGATATAGGATTCAAAAAACGTAACGCCCTTGACGGAGAGTTGGTGCTCAACATTGCCTTCATTCTCCCGGCCGGATCTGAAAAATTCAACGGCAAATTCCTTAATTGTGTCCGATTCCATTTTGACATAGAACTCTTTCCCGTTCTTGCTTTTGCGGTATATCAGCATATCTGGAATCATAACAGGGCCCGAAACAACCCTCTGTTCCTCATCAACGGAAAACTTCAACTCTTCCTGTTTGGAAAATTTCAAAAAATCCTGTTCTATTGCAGGAAACTCTACGAGGCTGACATTGTTGAAAACGGAATCCTCGCTGTAACCAATCAAATAAACAGGGAGACCTTTATATTTAACCTGCATATAAGTCTGTTTTTCTTTTTATATTATTGATAGGCTGAATACTAAAAAATCAGAAACTTGATTCCGCAACTCTTACCCTTCTGGCATTAAGCGCATCGTCAATATCAACTACGCTGACGACGATTGGCCTATTCAACTCATCCTGTTCGGGGGTGTTCTGCTGTGTTTCGCTATATGAATAGACACTCGAGTCAATCATAGCCATATTCGGGGTAGAAGCGACAGCGGCGCTGCCTTCCTCCTTGAATTGCTGCAACTTGGATATAGTACCCATTGTAGCGGCTGCGATATTTGCGGCACCTGCGGTAGCCATAGCCGCTGTATTGATAATTGCGGAAGCCAAAGATTTGGCGTTCAGGGCAGCGAGTGTAGCGGCAGCGGCTGGACCCGTTGCTGCTGCTGTCTGAGCGTTTGCAACCTTTTCAAGGGCGTAGGCATTCCAAATACCCATAATACCATTAGCCGTTGATCCGGCAATCTGGAAAATATTGGCAGCAAGGGAAACCTTTTCAAGTGTTTCAAGTTGTTTCTTCTTTTTCTTCGCCTGTGCCTCGCTTATCTTGCCTTCGGAAATTTCTTGCTGGATCAAAGAACTCATCGCGTTGGTGACTGTCTGGATAGAGCCCGTAAATTTGTCAAATCCGTCAAACGCTGCCTCCCATATCTGCTGTGTACGCTCTGCTTCAAGTTCCTCCAAGGCAGCCTGTTTGTCAAACATTTGCAGGCGGATATCATAGTATTTCTGCCATATCTCCTGCTTCTTATCTGCCGTAACCTGGTCGTTGTTAAGCATTTCTTCCAAGACAATGGACTCTTTTTCAAGCAAATGCCACTCCATAGAGACGATACTTTGTTCCACCATATCGGAAGTGTCACCCGCTCCGATAGATTCAAGTATAACCTCCTGAAAAGCCCGCTCAATATTGGCGTCCTTGAATATCCTTTTCGTTCCATTTACAAGTTCCACCTCAATGGCGTCCATACGCTGACGGATAGCCGCTTCAATCTTGTTATCATTGGCGGTGTCTTTCAGTTTTTGGAGACCGAGAGCGACTAACTCAACCGCCCTCTGAAAATTGGCAATATTCTGTTGATCCAGTTCGGGCGGTACCTGAAGAGCGGTACCGAATTCTGCGTTGGTTTGCTTGACAAGTTGATCCAGCGCCTCGGGGATAGTCTCTTTGACATATGCAAGCATCGCGTCAACATATTCCTTGGTAGCACCGGCAGGAATACTTATGAAACTCTCTAATCCATAATGTTTTATTACGTCCCTTATGGCATTCAGGTGTTCCTCGCTGAAAGCGGTTCCGTTCTTGACATAATCAGCCTCTAAATTGGTGATGTCTGATTGGAGATTGGCAAGATTTGTTGTTGCGTTCAGAATAAATTTGTTAATAAGAACAGCCCTCTCCTGAAAACCTTTATAGTTCTCATCCGCCTTTTTGAAGATTTTTTCATTTTTGTCTGCTGCGTTTACTGCGTTGCTGACCTCCAACTCATATAAACTGTTTTGGAAAGCCACCATTTGCTGCAGGGAGGCCAGTCTGTCGGACTGTGTCTTATTGATTTCCTCCTTGACAATTACCCTGATATCACTGTTGTATTTCTTCGTAAGCAAAGTGGTGTCATACCCATATTTTTCAAGGAGTTTTTTCTGTTCCTCATATTCGTCCCGTAATTGGGTAATCCTGTCCTTGCTGTCCTTTTCAAGTTCAGCATAGAGTTCCTTTGCCTTCTGCTTGTATTCGTCAATGGTGGCGGAACCTGCCCCGCCCCTGCCCAATAGCCTGTTCAGGGTACGCTGATTCCTTGCAGCCTGAGCGGTTGCGTTTGCCACATTCGCCTGAGCATTGGCAATTGCCTGATTATCAGCGGCGGAATTGGGGGCAAGTTTTGCCTTCTCTTCAAGAATCCGCAACTCCTCCTGCGCTATTTCAAGGTTACGGGCGTCTATCTGCCCCTGTATCTCCTTTGCCTGATTTACAAGGCGTTCCTTTTCCGCTTTGTCATTGGTAAGGGAAATCTCTTCCCTCAGCCTTTCAACCTCTGCCTCATCCTTTGAATTGAGAACCTGATATTCGCGTTTGCTCTTTGTGAGTTCGTTCTGTGATTTGGCTAAGTCCTTGTATAATTTGTTTGTTTCCTTAGCCCTTTTCTGCGCCCCCTGAGTAATACCCAAAAAATCAGTGATTGCGCCGCCTGCTTCCCTGAGCCAGTTGACAAATTTGCCTATTCCTTCTCCGACTGAAACAATAACCTGTCCTACGGTATCAAGGCCTCTCTTGACGCCGTCAATGATAGGTTGGAAGGCTGACATAGCCTCGTTCCAACGCATTTGAAGTTGCTCATTGTTCTTGACTGAATTACCAAGGTTCTTAATGAGCGAGATAAGCCCCATAATAGCCGAAACGATAAGGCCGACAGGATTCGCTTTCATAACGGCATTGAGTGAGCCCATTCCCGCAGTAGCGGTTTTCAGGGGCCCGGCCAGACCTCCGACGGAAATACCCATCTTCTTGAAGGCGTCAATTATTGATCCGGTGTAATTTCCTATGTTGTTCTTGAAATTACCAACCTCTTTTTTCGCGTTGTTTATCTTGTCGGAAAGGACAGCCAGATCCTGAGCCATATTCTTGCCCATCCCGCTGTTGCGTTGTTCCTCTGTGAGCATTTTGTAGGTGTTGTACAAATTCTTGTACTCCTGCTCCATACCCACAATGGAATCTTTAGCCGCATTGTTTTCCTGCGCATTCTTCCCTGTTACGGAACGCAGTTGCTCCTGTGCCGCCGTAAGTTGCTCTACGGTGGTTTTGAACTGTTCGGTTTCTGGATCAACACCCGCAATGGAATCTTGCAGGCGCTTGATTTCCTCTCGCAATTCCTTAATGGAGTTTATATCCCGTCCTAATATTTCCTCAATCTTTGACATTATAGGTTAGTTTCTTTTTAATATTTATTTGAAGACGGCGGGGTATTACCATTGCTGCGCATAAAACTGATAAGTAGACACCAACGTTGTTTCGCTTGCATCAGCTACAAAGGTTTTTATCCACATCGTAGCACTTCTTCCACTGTCTCCTGTTCCCGTTCCGAGCGGCTCTATCACAATCTTGAACCAAGGGGCGGGGGTGTCCTTGTAATCGTCCGAATAATAAGGACCCGATACCATTGTACCGTCCGCCTCTGTGAAGTAGCACCAATCAGTCATACCGCTGAAAACAAAGAAATATTGAGGTGCCAAAACAGGCTCAAATGTAAATCCTGTAGTGTATCCATTGGAAGGAGCGTCCCATACACTAATATCGCTTTGCAGTGAAGGAACGGTGTGAGGTGCTGCGCCCTGTGTGAGTGCTACGTTGAAGGTGTTATCGCCGTCCGTTATGGTAACGGTGGTTGTCAGGGCTGTGTATCCCGTATTCTCACCAGCTGGCGTTGCAACTATATTCGTTACGCCCGTTCCTGTTGTAGGGCTGATAGTGAAATAGCTGTTATTGGTTGTAGCGGTATAAGGCGTATCGCCTGTCACACCGATATTCTGCTGCAGCATAGATTGCAGGAACGTCCAATCAAGGCTCAAAGGTGAAACAACAAGATTTGCTGAATTCCTTGCCTGTGTGAGGGTAATTCTGTCGCTGACAGTAGTACCATTCAAACCAACGGCAAGAATCTCAATATTTGTGTGCCTTGCGGTATTACCTGTATTCGCCTCAACTGTAAATGTAACGATACTTGAACCGCTGTTGTTTGAAGCAGTCACCCAAGTAGGAACAGTTACCATATCGTCATCAAAAATTGCAACCCAAGTTCCCTCATCTGTCTTGATATTTGAATAGGCGTAACCAAGTGTTGTTGAGGTGTTTCCGCTATTTACATTGAGGGAATCTGCATTCCAGGAAATTGATCCGGCAACAGTTGTAGCCGATTGCGTTATGGACGCGTTAGCCCTAACCAAATTACCCTCATAATCATTGCCCGTAATCCTGATATAAGCCCTTCTCTGTGTGCTTCCCGTATTCGCGGCGGCCGTTATCGTAACGGTTGAATTCGTCTCATCCACAACGGCACTGAGCCAATCTACGGTTGTTCCGCTTGAATTGTAGAAAGAAGCCTGAATAGGAACCTGAGGGTTCATATTCTCAGCGGCATAATGGGCTGTGAAAGTGGTTGCTGCGTCACCGATATTGTAAGGCGCATCTGTGAAAACCAAAGAACCCGCTGCGATTGCCGCCTGTTGGACGGTAGCCCTCATTGCGTTGTCATAGTCATCCCAAATTGTAATAGTCCATTCTGTTTTTCCGCTTGAAGGATTGCGGGGTATTGAGATATTGATTTGGCTGTATGTTCCCGAACCTTGAAGGGGCGTTATACGGTAAGGATAGGAATAGGTGTTCCCATATTCGTCCCGTCCATAGATAGTACCTGTATTATCGTCATTTCCTGTGAACCAACTGCCTCCATTTTGAAGGTAGATAGTACCTGTTATTTCGTCCCCGAAAGGAGAAACGGAATAGGTGTTCAAAACAAGTGATTTTTCACCTGTAGAGGTAGGGTTGATATTTGAGTAGTTTGCCACATCCTGAACCTTTATGAAGGTGGCAAGGATAGGCTTGTCTTGCAGGGGGTTCCAATCCTTTATCTCATTGAGAGCCCATATAGCCCCGTCAAAGAACCACCAGTGCCTCAAATAGGACGGGCGTACCATCTCAGGGAACCTGACATAACAGGAAACCTGTCGGGTATTCTCATCGTACAAATCGTTTATATAACTCTTCCAACATTTGTCGTATATGGAATCGCCGTCTGTGGTGTAAGTGTTTGGAACATAAGTGACTTGCGGGTGTCCGAAGTTGAAAGAATTGACAATATTTCCTTCCAACCAACCAAAGTTTATCAAATCTCTCGTAAAAATAGGCAGCAGGTTCATTTTTTTGGCTATTGTGTTTCCGCCGCCGTCCAGCTCGCTGTCTGTCATTATCCAACAAGCCGTTCCATCATTGAGGTAAACCATATCCTGAACGTCGTCCGTTATCCAATAGTCCGCTCTGCCCGTAGTGTTATAGTATCCCTTGTAGAATAAGAGAACGCCGCTTCCGTCGGAAGGGCTGTTCTCAGCGGTATGGCATTGCAGCTTGGCAAAAGCGTCGTATCCGTCAAGTCCCAAAGTGTTAAGGTTTTCCTTGTTGTTTAACCTTGCAACCTCCATAGGGATTTCAAGGTTGTCAGTACCGTTAAAGAGCGAATAGGTGAAACCGTTCCATACATAATAAGGAATACCCTGAATAGGGGCGTAGTAGTATTTTGATTTTTCCGTTACCATAACGCCGCCCTTGAAAACGTTGCTGTCGTAGGCTTTCAGTGTTTCGGCATTGAACTCGTAGTTGGTGTTAATGAGTTGCCTGCCATACTGGTGTCCGTAACGTTCCTTATAGCTGTCAGCAGCGTCGCTTTCGTTCTGTTCCTGATTGAATTCAACCCATTTTTTCTCTATGGTAGTGGGCTGAATATCCATATTCTGGCTGCGGTCAATCCTGTCAGTAATGTCTATGTACTTGTCGTCATAGAAGTTTTTCCGCGTAAGGATATGGACGACGCCGGAAGGATATTTTGAAATGTCGTCAGCAGGTTCCGCCGGATCAATGTAGAAGTACAACCCGAACATTTTTGCATAGGCAAGCAAAAAATCCGCAGGGGTGTAAGAAGTTGCAAGAAGTTTGTTTTTAGGTATGTAGCTATTTGAAAACAAACTGTCATAGTCAACCATTTCAACGGCCATATCTACGACGTCAAATGAGTATCTTCCCTGAACTGTCGCGTAAGCCCTTGCGTCCGAAAAAGTATAATTGCCTGATATCCTGAAATTCGTACCTGTAAATAACTCGCAGGTAGGTATTTGCGTTACGGGATTGTCATAGACAGAGCGGGTTCCCCAAGGACTGAAAGTAGCATAATATGTCTCGGGGAACATAACCCTGAGCCTGAGTGTATTATAATCCGCGTCAGTGTTGAGGTTGAAGGTGATTGCGTTCCTGTTCCCATTCATTGAGGTGAAATAGAAAGCGCCTCCCGATTGTACCCATTTACCTTGAACGAAGTGTGTCTTGTACGTTCCGCCGCCCTGAAATTTCTTCCAAAGGGAAGTGCTGTCACCTGTATTCTTGTCAAATCCTCCGAGAAGATAAGCGTCGCTGACAGCAACTATTGAATTGCCGTTAAGCGCTTCCAGTTGTATGATAACGCCGTTGTCTCCATAGAACCATCTAACCCATCTATTGGCGTCAAAAAGGTGCAGCCCTGTATCTACATATATGCGCTTTGAAGAATAGAGCGTAGAAGCACCGGCAGAGCCCGTAGGGGTGAATTTCGGCTGTATGGTAATCCTCGCATTCGTCAGTCTTGAAAGGGTGGAAGGAGCGGGTGTATTGATCTTAAAAAGGTTCATTGTGTTTCCCGCAGTCATAGGGTAAGTGCCCGTAGTGCCGCTGTAAGTGATTGTTGCGCCCGTTATTGTCTCGCTTTCCCCCTGTACTATTTCCAGATCGCGCAGCATAGGCAGCGTCATCCAAGCGTCCTCCCAATAAGGATTGTTGTTGTTGAAAAAGTCGCTATCCAACTTAACCTGCCACCCTCCATTGTTTGCGGGGTGGAAGCAGGCCTGCAAAGCCCTCTTTACATTCAGTACGGGGCGCTGCAGATAACTTCTCAAATCAAAGGTTTCCCATTCTGTCAGTTCGCTGTTAGCCTCCCCAAGGGCGTAGCCGTTCCCATTCGGGGCATTGTTGAGGAAAGGTGTGAAAGTCTTCCCTTCCGACGTTTTCCCTGACAGGAAAATGTCACTGTTCCTTCCGTTGTAATTGATAAGAACCTTATCAGCGTCAAAGTCATTCGGAATTCCGTTATAACAGGGTGCAAAATTGACAACGTTCCATTTGTCGTCATATACACCGTATCCTGTAATTCCCTGCCAAGCCTCATAAACCTCATCCTTGTTGATCCTAAAGTTCAAGTCAGGCTCGTCCGAATAGTCCGTAAGATATTGGAGTGAGGCCATATTTTTCTTGCTGTCACCCATTGCCCCCTCGTCATAGGCAAGGTTGTAGAAAAACGTACCTATACCTCCATATAAGGTAATACTGTAAGTGCCGTTATGGTTGGCCTGTTTTACCTTGTCAAGTTTGGCATAGCCCTTCTCTAAAAGGGCTCCGCCGTAATAAAGTTCAAAAGGAACCTTCTTTATGGGATTGAAGGATATATCTGTGCTCTGCTGCCTCTGCAAATTCCAAAAATGGCTGAAAATATCGTCATTGGTAGGAGTGAAAGGAATCTCGAGCGATTTTGAAGAACTGTTCCTGACGATAGTAGGATTCTGTACATTTTTGAGTATATAATTGTAAAGAATCTGAGGGGTTTGATTGAATTCAACCTCTTTGCCCCCGATAAACAGATGTATATCATTTACCATTGCCTAATATAAAAATTTTTTTGAATTTTCCTAATTTATCTTCTTAACCTTGACTGGCTTTCAACCACATTTATAGTGTATTGTGCCATTTTGCCGTTATTGGTGTGTTGCTGAATGTATTTCACTGATTTATCGGTAATCAGTACGGGCTTTATCGTTCCGTCATTCAGGTTATGGAGATAAACCTTGTTGCTGCTTAACAGGTTCTTTGCAAGGTTATCGCTCTGTTCGTCCGTAAGGTAGTGGGTGTGAAGTTCATAGGCCGTTTTGATTTCAGCCAAATATCTCTCTGCCTCAAACTCCTTGGTGGTGTTGTTGAAAGACTTGTCGGTAGTGAACTCCGTTATGTTGTCTGTTTTCCTGACGGCACCCTGAATCGCAAACGCGTCCCATCCGCCTCGGGCGTTGACGTAATACAAACCATAGTTTGCACAGCCCGTCGTTTTCACCGGAGTGGATGCGGTGGTTGTCACTGAATTTGAAGTAGCGTAGGTGGAAAGGGAAACCATACCCTCAGCATAGGTGTCGCAAATAGGCATTGAGAGACTTGCTGAACCGCCCGTCCAATTGTAGCTGTAATCCCAACAATAGAGGAAAGTGTAGGTTTCCAGGGTAGAACCATTGCTGCTGAGCGTAAAGGTTCCGACAGCGTTAGCGGCTGTGGCAGAGGAACCGCCTTCCAATATTGCGTCAATGTTTGTTGAAAGGTAATCGGCGCATACCTTGTTAATGTTGATCCTTATCTGCCTTCTCGGCATAGCATATGCCCTGCCTGAAAAAATAACATTGCTGTTATAGGAAATTTCGTAGGGAAGGTACTCAGCCGAAGAGGTGTAATAGGTATCCTTCCATATAGGTGCCATTACTGCCATATATCAAATCTTTATTTTTAATATTAAAAAGCACCCTGTATTAGAGTGCCTTGAACAAATCTTCATAAATCTCACCCTCGGTAATCTGTGAAACAATCCATTCCGAAACATCTTCGTCAATAGCGTAGGTGATAGCGTCCTTGAATTGGCTGATTGCAGCCTCTTTCGCGGGCTTGAAGAAAGGCTTGGGCTCTGTTCCCTCTTGGGCTATTTTGCGTCCTATGAGGTATGCCAGTTGGCTCGTAGTGGGAAGTTTCCCGTTCTTTAACGGGCGGGGAGAAACCGGCTTGACCTGTATCCATTCTTTGATCCGGTTAGGGGGTGGAAACTTACCTGGTCTTCTTCCGTTTTCAACGTAATCCCAATAGTCGGCCAGAGAAACCTTGACGGAAAAATGGTAGTAATCAATCTCAATGATTTTCTCCATAGTGTCACCAAGGTTTCCGCTTGCATAACTTTCATTGAGACCGAGGTTCTGCCTTGCCTGCTGAATAAAAAAATCGGCAAACTCATTGAGCACCCTGTTGAGGTTGTTCCATTGAATATTTATTATCGCTGCCATTTATTTCCTTTTCATTTTTCTCATTAGTTCGTCATTGCGTTCCTTTTCCTTCTGTGCCTTGTATCTCAAATAGGAAGCGTAGCCAAAAAACTCCAAAACGGGCATTTCATATATTTCCCTGAAATTGTAGTTCGTCATTTCGGCTACATTTTCCATAATGGATAACCAGACTCGCATATTGATTCCTTGAGGAGTTCCATTTCCAGTCTCGCCGCTTTCAACGGTTCCTTGTACTCCTGTGGCGCCACTATCTGTGCTGCTTTTATCATTGTCAGGGTTCTCGCCACCAACCGCCTCATTGATTTTGTGAACCGCTTGGTAAAAAAATCAGCAATAGCAAGTGCCTCCTCCACATTGAGGTTGTTGCTGATTTCCTCCACTATTTCATTATGGTCGCTTTCGTTGTAACTCTCGCCCTCAGGTATCAGCGCAATAGCCAACAAGCCTCCAATCCATTCCTGAGCCTCGCCGCCTTTGAGCGCCTGATAATCCATATACTGAGCGGTAGTCAGTTCGTCCATTTTGGCATTGAGGCGGTACGTTCTGGATCCAATCTGATATTTTTTTTGAACCTTTACTTTTTTAGGCGGTTCGCGCAGCCAAGAGGTCTGTGCCACCAAGTTGCCGGCTTGATCCAGCGGCAAATTCAAAAAATCTTCATACTCAATACCGGCCAGCAGCGCCGTAGTGCGAAAAGTCTTTTCGTCGTCGGTCCAGTGTGTTGAATTAATGTCATTTATTTGTTCAAGTACCCTTACGGGCATTTCGTTCCAACCTTTTATCATAGTATTGAAAAATTTACTCTTCCGTTATTTTTATATTTTCTTGCAGCCTGATATGCGAGGGCCAAGGCAATAACCGCGTCGTCATTGAATCCTGACTGAGCGTTGTAAGTTATTTTTCCTGTGGGTGTCTGTTCAATTTCATAGTGCTGCAGTTGCTCTTTCAGGCGGGCGTCACCATAAATCGTAATTGTCTTTTCCGCAAACGCCTTTATAAGTTGCTCTATGATATCTCTTTTGCTCTCATTTGAAGTAACGAATGATTTAAGGACAGCCTTGTTTTTCAGTGCCTTGTTCAGGGCTGAACGATAAACCTCACCCAAACTGTTCTTTTCAACCAAAACGGCAGAAATCGTTGGTATTGAGTTTATTACCGCTGCCATAGCCGCAACCATATCCATAGGATCCGTTACCCGCCAAAACTTTATATCAACCATAGCGCAGTCTTCGTCCAAAAAAACCATACAGGAATAGTCGTCCTTCTCATTTGCACCGGTGGCCCAGTCTATGCCGACATACTTGACGGGTTTCGTTGCAATACCGTAGCATTGCGTAAAATCACCGAATACATAGGATTTGTCCGTTATGAAAAGGGCTAAATACTCACTTCGGAATTTAATCGGAGACATTGTTTGCCGATAGTACTCGAGTTTCTCGGGTGACAGCAGGGCAGAAGTGTCGTATTCCGCCCAATCATAGGACTTTACGAAGGTTTGTCCATTTTTCCCCGCTATAAATTTCTCGTAGAACTCGCCCGATTCAAATTGAGGGGTGCTTATCATTAAGACAGGGCACCTGAGGGCGTCAACGGCAGGATAGAGAATTTCAAAAATATCTTGCTTAATGAACGCGGCCTCGTCTATCACCAAGATACTGCGCTTTACGGTTATGCCTCGCAGGGCGTCACCCTGTTCAGCCGATTTGAAAATGATTTGTGATCCGTTGAAAAATTCTATTTCCAGTAGGGTGGAATTGGCCGATTTCAACAGCGGGCTTTCTGTTCCACCAACAGCGTTGACTATCTGTTTGAATACCCTCCGGCATTGCGATTGCGTAGGTTCAAGACAGGTTCCTATGCTTCTTGATTTAAGGGCAAAATACAACAGGGCGTCTATTGCAAGTATTGATTTTCCGCACTGTCTACGCGCCTTTACAACATAAAAATTCCCCTTGCCGTCATCATTCTTTATATCATTGAAAACGACATCCTGCCATTCGTATAACTTGGGAAATTCAACGCTAATCATTAAAGGTTATTACTATTTTTCTGTCTTCGCCGCCGGAATCCTTGTCGTTGATTTCAACGGCTTTCTGTCCCACACCCAGCATTTGATTGAGGATTTTCAGGGCGGCATTCGCGTTGGTTAAGTCATTTCTTTCAAGGGCTTTCCGCAATATTGTCTCAGCGGTGGTGAAGTTTTTCTCTATGAGGATTTCCCTGTAACGCTCCTTATCCTCTTCCTTTGGCTTCATAAGATTGAGGGCAGCGTAGTAGTATTTTTCCGCCCTTGATTTGCCTATCTCCCAGTTCTCGGTTATGTAGTCTATAACGTCCAAACGCGAATAACCGCTGTTCGCTATCATTTTAGCGCATTCCCATATCCTCGCCTGTGTTGCTGCAGTGGATTTCTGGTTGCCGGGCATTACCGCTTCGCTTGTTCGGGGCTTTGCCTTATGCTTCTTCTTTTTCTCCGTCGTCTGTTCCTCCATTGCCTATTAATTTTTCAAACAGTTTCTCTATTTTTTTAGGTCTCCCGGGCTTCTTTTTTTCTTTTTCCTCGGGGGCGCTTTTGAAGTACTCCGCAGCGAGTTTCTTAACAGCGTTCAGGCGGCAGGTACCACAGGTCATTTGGCTTTTATTAAGCGGGGTGAACAACTCGTTATAAACGTCCATCAACTCACCGAATTCTCCGTTATTGAGGTGCAGGAAATTAATCTTTAACGCCCTGTTCATTGCTACTTCATACTTCGCGATCCTATCTCTTTGTTCTTTTGTCATTGTATTTGCTATTTTATTTTTAATATTTTATCTCGGGGAAATCCATTCCAGCGCCCTCAGAACCCATTCTTCCACTATTTTGAGGGCAGGTATCGTTATCTTGGTCAGGTGGCCGTTGAGAAGGCAGGCACCCACTGCAAGCAGGGAAAAATTGCCTGACAAAATGACATAGGCCAAACTTATCCACCAGCACAAACATAATTGGCAGAAGATAATCTGTGGAAGGTGCCGCAAAGGAAACCTTTTACTAATATAGTAGTCAAGCGATTCCCAAATGCCTGTATTCCATAACAGGCTCACTATCAAATTAATCAGCAACAAATTCACCCACATACTCCAAAATTTTTGCTCTAATCATTTTTATATAGGTTCTTACCGTAGGGGCAGTCACTTTGTATTTTTTTGCCAGCGCGGTATAAGTACCCAATTCCACATATTGCAGGAATATTGTCCTTTCAACCGGCCGCAGCCTCGCAATCGCCTCCTTAATCTTCCAAGTCAGGTCGGTGTCTTCCCACATAGCCGGTATTTCGTAGTCCGTCATTGTCTTCGTCATTTTTTATCTTTTCAAGGCCGTCAGCCATAGCAAGAGGCCTTCGGTACTTCCTGTAAAATTCACTTGTCTTGCTGAACCATTGGTTGCAGATATAACGGGTTATCAGGGCGTTGAGGTGCTTGTTCTCGTAAGCGTCGCTCAATTTTTCCAGATCGTAGTCAAGTACCCACACCCAGCAGTCCTGTATCATTTCCTCCTTCAAGTCCCTGTTTGTGCATTTGTTCATTCGGTACTTGACGCAAGTCTCTATCAACTTGGTATCCAACAGGTATTTAACTATTTCCTCCCTCGCTATCATTACTCCTGAACTTTGCAAAAAATCCCGATATAGCCCCCTTTATAACACTGCATATCCACAGCAGGGAAGCCACCGCAAACGGTGTCTCAATCAGCACCATTCCGACAAGTGCCATAACGATCAAAAATTCCATATCTATACTCCTTCAAAAGTTTCATATTTTATCTCGAGCCGGCGGGGGCATTTAGCCCTCACCCACAGGTTGAAAATTCTCTCTGACAGGAAAGCCGGTACCTGTAATTGGTAGGAAATAATGTTCCTCCCTTTCGGGGCGTTGTTACGCCTCAGGCCGTCATCCATTTCCTGTTTGATTTGAGCCGCTGCCTTTGCAACGGTAGTCCAACCCCGCTTCTTTTTGATCCAGTTAATTATTTTGAACAAAAACTTTGAATATGCCCTGTAATCCTCTGCCCTGAGGACAAATGAATTGGAATAGTAGAGCCAGTTGCCGTTGGTGATATACTTGTCAAAATCGTCCAACATATCAGGGTAAAGTTCCGCTATGGCTTCCCTGAAATCGTCCATATCAAGGTGCGAATGGCAGCAGGTATATTGGTTATACGGGTTGTAGTTCAGCGGCTTGCAGCAGATTGCGTCGTAGTTGCTGAAAATACCCTCAAAATCGGTGTCTTCGTTAAATTTGAGACGCCTGCGGTATTGACATTGCCCGAGATATGTGTACCCCGTAACGTTGTTCGCTATCCAATATGTCGCCGTACTTTCGGCATACATTGGGTTCCATTTGTGTATGTTTCGTCCTGTGTTGTCCCGCTGTACTCCGGGAAGCATATCAGGGTTACTGCCGACTTGAATCGGCTCATATAGGGCGTTATCATCATACCACCCGTAATCAATTGCTTTGTGTCCTATGATAAAAATCTTGGTATCCATTAGTTGTTAGTCTGTCTGAATAAATATTTGCAGTCCTTGCGGATTGATCCGGTGAAAATTGCCTGATCGAACTCAAAGAGATACATATGCTCGCCGACCTTAATGTCGGCTTGGCCCACCCTGAAATTGCTGCTGTAAAGTTTATGGAACGTAACCTCAGGATCGAACTTGGGGCGGTATGTGCCGCAATCCCATACATAGAACACCCCGTCATCGTAATTTGCCATTAACCAACCCTTTTCCTGAATAAGATATTTGGCCTTGTCAGCCGATAATTTGAAATTGGGGTATCTGGTGTGCTCGCATTCGCGGTATTTGCCCTCTATCTTGACTAAGGTGTCAGCACTGGTAATATACGCGTCGTACTTTGTTTTTTCAGGGGTGTGCCCTGAGGGTGTTATGTCGTCAAAGAGCGCCAGAGTCTTCTCCATACAATAATGTTCCCTGACTTCCTTCATTTCCCCCTCAGTATCCGTTGGGAGCATAATGCTTTCGCCGAACTCCGTAAGTACCCTTTGTACCTTTTCATCGTTAATGTTGAAATTTTGTGATTTGTCCATAAATGTCTTTCCTCTTGTCTGCATTAAACATATCTTCCGGCACCTTTTTGTAAATAAATACTTGAATGATTCAAAAAAAGACTTGAAAAATTCAAAAAACTTCAAATAAATAAACAACGAACCCCCGGGCCCGATTGCCCGAGGGTGCCAAAAACGAAGAAAAACCATTATGATTATCGCCACATATCCCCGCTCCCGTAGCCGGAGCACTCTCCTGAGCCAGCAAATTGGGGAACCGTTAATCGGTTATCATCACATTCCAAATATACAAGAACTTTTTTTTATTTGAAGAGAACTGAATTAAAAAATCCTGCGCTCCATAAAAATTTTTAACACTTCCATAACCAGCAGCAAGGCTGCAATACCAAGGATCCACCAACACCATTTCGGTACCTTGTATTTTATCACTTCATACGGGACGGGCACCTCAACTTTCTGTATGCTGTCCCTTTGGTGAAATTCTTCTTTATGCTCCACAGGAACGGGCAGGGACTTGGGTTTATTTTTTATTTCGCCCCGCAGAGTATTGGAGGCGGTATCCACCCAGGCCTTTGCCTTGGCCAACGAAGTCTCCATTTCAAGGGTATCGGTCGGCGCAGCGACTTCCTTGATAACCTCAACGGGCAAGGGCACCTCAACACTGTCTATCTTGGTGACTATACTGTCCCGGTATACAACTTCTGTCTCACCCTTGACATATATTACCTTTGGGCTGCAACCGGAAGCCGCAAACATCAAAGCGATCAAAACAGATAATATTAAAAAAATCCTGCTCATCATCCTTTTAATATTCCGACGTCCTCGTAGAGGGCAAAAACAGCCCTTTTTAGACACTTTAGTTTTTTGTGGGACTACCATACCTTTTTCGCCTAATCCTCGTATTTTGGTGCCTCCGGTGAAGCGACAGGGGTATCTTCACAAAGTTTGACGAACGTCAGTCGGTACACTGTCTCCCGCATTTCCTTCTGCCCCGATTTCGTCGGAACCCAACTGAGATTCCGCCATATTATTGTGTCTTGGTCCTTATCCCTCTCGAGGAAGAACCGTTCAAGCATTCTTTGAGCGATTTCCTGCTCAGTCACCGGCATAACTTCATTCATAGTCTTCTTGGTATTTTACAGCGTTAAATGCAGCACTCTGAACCTTCTCCATTACGGCCTCCGACGGCCTTTCGTCCGGTCGGCAGTAGAATTGGCAAAGGACGAACCACCTCTGCTGCCTGACGATTTTTTGTGAATCAACGACGCATATGCACTTGCGAACCCCGAACAGTTCCCTCAGCACTTGGGCTATTGAACGCTTAGTTCGCGGCTCATCGACTTTCGCATCTACCCTTATCAGGAGGTTGAGGTATAGCAGGCGATCGCGATAAAGCCCGCAGGGTACCTTGGATACCATAACGGACGTACTGCGTTCCTCCGGTGCCGGATAACGATAGAGATCGAAGTCTTTCCAATAAGGATCCTTCTGGTGGTTCTTCGCCGCCGGTACCCATTCGTTGAAGGTATTGAAGTTCGCTGCCATCTTTTCTTTTTCATAAATATACCAATCTCTCCGAAAACGACGCGATTTTGAAAAAATCCTGGAATAATTTCTGAACGATAGTGAAGAAATATTCCTGTAAGTTTTTTTTTATTCAGGCCTAGGGGGATAATAGGGGGTCATCTTTAAGGGTCATCTTTTAGGGGGTGTGGGGGACTTTTCTCAGGGACTTTTTCTCAGGGGGAAAGAAGGTACCCTTTGGGTTGTTTTTTTGATCGTTTCAAAAAACATTTTGTATATTTGGAACGCGACAAAATTCTTTCTTAACCGGCCGGACCCGTTCGCGGCTTGACAATATGGGCGGGAACAATTTTTTATTGATCCTTGGAAGATAAAAAATTTCTTGTATATTTGATAAAAAATAGAACTTTTCAATTTTGGGAAGTATTTATTAATTGAAAAGCCATAAATCTTTCTTTTGCCTGTGCCGGGGATTATAGATACGAAATACAAAGTCTCACCAAGTAAGGGCGGCACCCCTGAACGGTGGGACAATTTTTTAAAAGCCAAAAAGAAGAAAAACATATATGGAATTAAATTTCAGGAAACTTAGAGCGGACGAAATAGAGGTTCGCATAGGTGAAAAACGAAACGGGTATGTTAGTTTGCTTTTGTATCAGGACGCAAGGTGTGCCCGTAATATATTGAACGAAACAGTAGGTGCTATGGGTTGGGTTTGCCAGTTTCAATCCCTCCCTATGGCTGACAGGGTAATAACGGATAAGGACGGTAGATATGCCGGTTTGCAGAAAGTGAATTCAATCTTCTGTGGCATTGCGATCAAGAACGACGACGGTACTTGGCTTTGGCGTTGGGACGCCGGCAGCGAAGGAAATTTTGAGCGGGAGAAGGCGATTGCAAGCGATAGCTTCAAGCGGGCCGCAGTAATGTGGGGTGTCGCAGTTGAACTCTATACCGCGCCGAAGATATGGATTAAGGACGACGACAGCAGGGGTTGGTCAGTAACCAAGATTGAATACAAGGACGATAAGATAAGTGACTTGAGAATTGTGAACAATAGGGGTAAAGTGGTGTTTGATTATGCGAATTTTGAGACACAGCGGCTTGCCTCACCGGAGGATAAAAACACTGAGGACGTACTTCAAATCCTTGCCGATACCTGTAAAGAGTTGCAGGATAACGGCGAAAAACGCAGCGAACTTGGAAGATTTTACAGATATTACGAGGAAAAACTGCCGTCCTTCAGCAATCCCACAAAGCAGACTATATTGCGGCTGTGGGAGAAGTGGAACAGTAAATAGTTTTGTTTTTCTTTTTTATTTTTTAATTTTGTTGGCGGTCGCGGTAAAAAACACCGCAGCAATAAACAAAAAAGGAATATGAAAAAATTTCAGACAAGGGAAAGTGCTGAGGCGTTCGTAGATAGTCTTACACTTATGGGTATCCGGGAAATGTTAATTGACCTTTTGGTTAACCAACAGGAACCCCCGAAAAAAATAGCCATTACGGAAGAAAGCCTTTGGGAGCATTTTCGTATAATTGGCAAGGACGAAAATAGGGGCAGACCAAAAAAGAACCTTTAATTACTTTGTGCATTTTTTGCTACGGCTGATTTTAGGATTAGCCGTAGTTTTTTTGCGTCCTGCCTTACCTAACCTTGTACTTGCAGCGGCAACGTTGAATACAGTTTCATCAAGCATTTTGGCATAATGGAGGGTTTGACGGGAAGAAATATGCCCAAGGCAGCGTTGGACGATATCTACGGGCATCATTCGCTCACTCAGGCAGAATGTGGCAAACGAGTGTCTGGCCGTCAAAGTCGTTATGTTCTTATCAATCTTTGCAATTTTCGCAATTTCTTTTAGGTAGGCATTTGCCTTTTGGTTGCTTTCAACGGGGATATCACCGTCAAACAGTTCCCACAGTTCGGCGGCGTCTTCAAATAAAATAGTCAGGTATTCAACGCCTGTCTTGATCCTTTTTTTCTTAATGTACCATTGCCCTTTGTTGTTCTTTTTGACGTCGGTTTTTTCAAGGTGAACAAGATCGGTGTATTCAAGTCCAGAAAAACACATAAAGAGGAACATATTTCGGGTTTTGTCCAATCTCTCATTCAATTTAGCGTCCCGGATCTGGCAGATTTCTTCGTAGGTGAGGTAATCCTGTTCAGGCGTAACCCGTTCAACCTTGATACCTGCAAACGGGTTGTGTTTGATTTTTCCCGCGTTGAAAGCGAGGTTAAAGTAATACTTCAAGCAAGTGAGGTCCTTGGTAAGTGTCTGCGGCTTATGGCCTTCGTCAATCATCAGTTGCTTGAATTTGAGTATGTCGGTACTTGTTATGGTATTTGCTTCCTTGCTGCCGTTGCCAATCATATCAGTGAAGCGCTGGCTTATTCTCCTATATTTATTATAGGTGACAGGGTGAGCACCTGTTTTCAACGCGAGTCCGTCAGCGAACAGTTTATCAAGGGTGTAGGAAGTCGTACCGCCGTTGAGGTAAATATCCTTTATGATATATGCCGTTATGGGTTCGTTATTGACGACCAGGTTGGTGTAGATTTGGTTCAGTTTGTTTTCAACCGCTGTGCAGTACATTTTTATATCCGTTGTAGGAAATTCAGCGGGTTTGCAGGATTTGGGAAGGGTAATCATTTGCCGTTCCCCGTTCACAATTACCGAGCATTCAACGGGAGCCATACCATTCTTCCTGACCTTGGCTGGACGGCAGTAGAACTTGATTTTGAACGTTTGCCTCATTTGGTCACAAGTTTTTGTTTCACTTGGACACAAAAATAGTATCTATTTTGGATATATGCAAGAGGGGGTGTAAAAAAGAAAAGCCCCGCAGTATATCTACGGGGCAGGTTTTTGTTTGCGCTGTGATCCGGTTGGACTTGTATAACCCTCTGTTTCAAAGTTTTTTAATATATAATGGACACATTTTAGAACACTTCTAACTCCTTGCAAATTCTTCTTTGCTGGCCAGCGTTGTTGTATAGCCCGATATGAAGCCACCTGCTGCCCTTGCTGTTCCTCTCGATCAAAGCCTGATCGTATACCTTATGATCAAGCCATTTCCTGACAAATTTAACAAATTCATCGAATTTTCCGTTCATCGGCTGCAAGTCGGCTGCGTAACCAATCTTATGAACGGAAGTATTACTGCCCCCTACGGCTTTGTTAAGTGCCTCATTTCGGAAGCCGGAAGTTACTTTTATACCTGAGCCCCAAGCGGAACGCAAATCGTCCAAAAAAGCCCCCAATTCAAGCAAGTGGCCTACGATAGTCCAACTGGGAAGATTTTCAATACTCTTCTGTCTTGCAGTGGAAGAGGTGAGAAGTTCCTCGAGGGTGAAGTATTTCGGTTCGGTCATTACTCAATAAAGCAGATATAGTCATTAACAACCTCAACGAAGATAGTGGCGTAGGCACCCGCAAGCCTGTCATTGAAGTTCTCGGTCTCAGTCCAATTGACTATTTGGTATTCGTTATCAACGGAGACGACGCCCTCAATGCCTTTAATACCCCTGACAAGATTTTTCAGTTGTTCAATGGATACAGAAAGAATATCCATTTCATTGGAAGAATCATTGAGCA